GTATATCAAGCCAGTGGACGTTGTGCAACTAGACTATGTTCAGAGGATTGGAAATCGAACGGAATCGACAAACGAGTTGGTCGTTGTCGCGGGTGACTTCCAGTTCCCTTTTGAGGACGCAGAGGTCTACTCGTCGTTTCTAACGTTCCTCGCAGCAGAGCGACCTGATCGCATCGTGCTGTCGGGCGACATCCTTGACCTCACCGCCGTCTCAGCATACGACAAGGACCCGCGCCTCGGAATGCCTGTTCAGGCGGAACTCGCCCACGCTCACCGACGCCTTGCAGAAATCCGAGCGTCCGCTGGACCTGAGGCGCAAATCTTCTTCCTTTACGGGAACCATGAGGCGCGGCTCTCCAAGTGGATTGCCAAGCGTGCCCCAGAGTTGGTCGGCATGACGGATGCCGAAGGACGCGAGATCCTTTCTCTCGCTAACCTCTTGCGCCTAGATGCGCTACAGATCCAGCCATGCCTTTCGGAGGGGCTCGCATATGCAGGACCAGAACACTTCCGCTCGTACTACCAGATCGCGCCAGACCTCATCGCAACGCATGGCACATATTCTCGAAGTACTGGCGGCGGTGCGAGCATCATTCCAATTGTCGACGCAGCAGGTGTCAGCGTCGTCGGCGGACACGACCACTCGCAAGGAGTTGCCTTCCGAACCATCGGCGGCTTCGCTGGTATTGAAGAGAGGCGCACGGCGGCAATCTCGACGGGGATGATGTGCCGACGAACCGAGTTGGGCTACCTCGCCCAGCACCAGGTCAGCCGCTGGACCGCTGGCTTCGCAGTCATCGAACTGTGGGGCGAGAAGGCGGGAGAGTGGCAGCCTGACTTCGCATCATGGACGGGCGCCGAGTTGGCCTGGCGTGGCGTTCGCTATTCTCCCAAGAGCGTGGTAAAGTGATCTAAACCACGCAAGAGGGAGGGTCGATGAATTACGGGGTCGTCGGAACAGGGCAGGTTGCCCAGCACATTATCGCGGAACTCAAGGCTCGGGAGATCCCGCACGTCGTCTATACACGCTCGGCTCCTATGCGGGAGTCGGGCGTGTTTTCTTATACCCCAGAGACCTTGCCAAACCTGCTGCGTAGTCACGCGATTAAGCAAGTGATCAACTGCGCCGCGTTACGGGACATTGCGCTGTGCGATAAGAACCCACACGACGCGTACATTGCGAACGTCGACCTAGCCAAGATCATTGGTGAAGTGACGAACCAGATCTACATCAGCACAGACTACGTCTTTGACGAGAACCAGGAGTCACGCACGCTGGATGAGAAGGCGGAGAGCCGAGGTGCCCTCAGCATCTACGGTCAGACCAAGTTGGAAGGCGAGCGTGTCGTACTATCACGCGGCGGCGTCGTGGCTCGCATTAGCAGCCCCTTCGGCGTCTACCCGTCACCGATGAAGCCGCACTTCGTAGACTTCGCTTCCATGTCGTACAAGGAACTGGACCTGCCAGCAGACCAGTTCTTTAGGATCTCCTACCTGCCAGACGCAGCGAAGGTCATCATCGACTTGGCAGAGGACGCGGCTGCGACAGGGGTGTACCATGTAGTCAATGAGGGAACAGCGACGTGGGTCGAGGTTGCCCGTCAGGCTCGAAAACTTAACCGTAACAATTCGAAGATTGTCGGCTCCATGCGATGGGACAAGACGCGACCGACGTACGGTGCGTTGAAGAATACGCGATTGCCACGCCTCCGCCACTGGACGGAAGCGATGGACGAATATTTCCGTGGCACAAAAGCGGAAGAAAGGATCAAGCGATGAAGGCACTAGTGGTCGGTCACCGTGGGTACGTTGGCCCAGCGGCGGTGAAGCATCTCAAGCGGGCGGGCGTTACCGTCCACGGCATCGACGAGGATTGGTACGTCGACAGCATGCTGGGTCTCAGCGCTGATCACATTCCGCACAGCGAACGCAATGGTCTAAACTCGCGGCTCTTTGACGTGGATCCACTCGGTTCCTATGACGTCATCATCTGGTTGGCTGCGGTCAGCAACGACCACCTCGGAGAACTCGACGCCTTCGACACGGAGTGGTCGAACTACGAGCAGCCGATCCTTCAGGCGAAGCGCTTCTGGCACGAGAACCCATCGGGCAAGTTCATCTACATTTCGTCGGCATCCGTTTACGGCGCTGGTCGGGACAAGCCGTCGACCGAGGAAGCCGCAGTCAACCCGTTGACCGCGTACGCTCGCACCAAGTACCAGACGGACTCGTGGCTCCTCAAGCAGGAGAACCACCCGTGGGTATCGCTGCGCCTTGGCACCCTGTGGGGCGAGGCTCCGAACATGCGCCGCGACCTCGTGGTCAATGCGTTTGCCTGGGAAGCCATCCACATGGGCGTGATCAAGCCGAAGTCAGATGCCCGCCGCCCGATCCTCAACGTCGAGGACGCTGGGCTGGCAATTGCCTTGGCTGCCCTAAACCCATCCGCGCATGGCATCATGAACGTCTGCTCCGAGAACATCACGGTCTACGATCTTGCGGCTCGCATTGGGCAGGCGCTCAACGCACGCGTCGAGTACGGCACGGGCGACGGCGACCGACGAGACTACCACATGGACAACAGCAAGGTGAAGTTCCACCTCGAGATCCGCGACAACGAGTTTAAGACGACGCATAACCCAGAGAACCTGTGGAAGGTCGAGAAGTGTCTACGCGCATACAACGGCAACCTGCCAACCCGTACGGACCTCTACCAGAAGAAGTTGTGGTCGTGAGCGTCTCGAAGGTCCTCGATGCCCACCTCATGCGCAAGGCTGCCGTCGGGCGCCCTGCGGCACGCCGTTGGCGTGGCTCCCTGCTGGGTGCGTGCATCCGACAGCAGTGGTACAGCGCCGAGGGCGTAGAGTCTAGCAACCCGTTCCCAGACAGCCTGTACCGCGTCTTCGAGCGCGGGCACGTTGTCGCCGAGGTGCTCAACCGCGCTGGTCGTGAAGCCGAGTTGGCTGGCGACCTCGTGTCGTTTGTCGAAGAGGTGCCACTGATCTGGGAAGAGTACAACTTCTCAGGAAACGCGGACGCGGTCGTTGAGCGCAAGGACGGCATCAAGGAGGTCTGGGAGTACAAGTCAATCAACAGCCGTGGCATGCAGTACCTCAAGACCGTAAAGCCAGAGCACGCCATTCAGGCGTCGATCTACGCGCACATCCTTGAGACGCAGACTGGTGACCCCCACGAGGCTCGTGTGGTCTACGTTTGCGCAGATAACTTCCAGATGGTAGAATACCTTTTGGAGCGGGGTTGGCGTGACCGAGCGGTACGTGTGCTCAAGGCTCTCAATTATTATGACAAGCGTAAGCCGCCTCGCTTGCCCTCCCGTGGGGGAGATATGAAGGCGCAGTGGCCCTGCAAGGGCTGCCAATGGTTAAAGGAGTGTAGAGGATGACGCACCCAGTCAAACTCGCTGCCAAGATCGCAAAGGTCATGGAAGCGGTAGGCTACGTCCCTAAGACGGGAACTAACTCAGCGCAGGGCTACAAGTTCGTGCAGGCGTCGGTCGTTGCCGACAAGGTGCGCGAGCAGTTGGCTGCCCTCAGCATCTCGATGACGCCGACCAACATCGACGTCATCAGCGAAGGGCTGACCCCTAGCGGCAAACAGTCGTTGCTGACGCTGCGCTTTACATGGACACTGACCGACGGCGAGTCGGGCGAGACGATCTCGTTCCAGTCCATCGGCACGGGAGCCGACTCAGGTGACAAGGCTGCCTACAAGGCGGCGACTGGCGCCCTCAAGTACGCGCTGCTCACGGGCTTCCTCGTCCCAACGGGCGATGACCCAGAGAGCGACACGGCAACCGACAAGGTCGCTGCCGCAGGTGCTAAGATCTTCGGGGATCAGGAGAAGGTCGCTCCCGCTCCCGCAAAGAAGAACACCGACCTAGGGGAGTTTGACTTCTAATGGCTGAGAATATTCGTGGTCCACAGGTAGCATACGACGTTTGGCTTTCAGACAAGAAGGAGCCGAAGGAGAAGACGTTCCAGAGCGGAACGACTGCCATCGAGTTCTACGCTTCGCGCTCGACGGAGGAGTACGCCAACTGGCGTGCGCTTCCCAAGGAGGGCAAGCCTGAAGCGCCAGAGAACAAGTACGTGTACGTCACGCTCACCGTCTTTGACAAGAAGGCGCAGGAGCACCTGTACAAGATCTATTACAAGGTCGTCGAGGCTCGCGCTAAGAACTCATCGGAGAAGCGCCCGAACCTGCACGTTACAGGCGAGCGACGCAACCAGCGCGAGTACGAGGGCAAGAACTACGAGGACGTCACGGTTCGGGACGCAAGCCCGTTGATCTGGACGCCACTCGGTGATTAAAACACCTGAGGACGCCGTGGCTGCTGCTACGTGTGCCCTCGCACGCATCTCGACATTCAAGACCTCGGCTGGGCATGGCGAAGGGTGTGCGTTCTGCCCGACAAGCCCGAGGGACCTCTGTCGGATGGTGGCTGAGTTTGTTGCTTCCCCTTCGAACTCCGCTGCCATCCGACTATACGAGAACCGCGCATCCAATTCGGTCATGACGGAGATGTGGCGCTAATGGCAGGAGTGAAGACGAAGGGTAGTGGTAAGAAGATTGATCCAGTCTTTTTACCAGTGCCCTGCGATTCATGCAACGAGATCATCGGCAAACTGGCGGACGCGTACCATGTGCGCGTTATCGACCTTGGAGTACGGAGGACACGTTGGTCATGGAAACACCGCAAGTGCATGAATCTGAACCAGAAGTAAGAATCGACGGACGCTTCCTTGACGACAACTTGGAACTGATCCAGCGCGGCGACGTCTGCTGGGCAGCCGACACCAAGATGTTTCGGGTCTGGGCGTTCCTTTCGCGACGCTACCTTGACGAAGGAATCAAAGCCCCAGAGGGCTGGTTCTTCCTTCGAGAGACCATTGAGAACAGGGTTCTCAACAAGCAGTTGCTTGAGGCTGGAGCCATTGAGTTGGGCGAGAAGGTCAACCTAGGCGACGGTCGTAGAGCACAGACGGCGAGGTTACTCCGTGGGTAAGATGAAAGACCTGGCCATTGACGAGGCCAATCAGGACCGAGAAAAGAAAATGCTAGAAGCGTATGAAAAGCATCGATCTCTTCGTGGCAAGCGTGCCCGTCAGCGCGGCAATGCCTTTGAGCGCGAGGTCGCTGCTCGGCTGAACGGCAAGCGCACTGGCATGTACGGCGGCAAGAACGACGTCGAGGCTGGGCACTTCGTGATTCAGTGCAAGGTCGGACTGTCGTATCCAGAGCGCCTTGACAAGTGGCTTCGGGAGTTGAACCCCAAGGCGGATCAGTTGGGCATCCTAGTGGTCGGGGATTCTCCAGGTGCTGGCGCCAAGCGCCGAGCGCTAGTGGTCATTGATTTTGACGACTTCATCTCATGGTATGGAAAGGATAAAGAAAATGAGTGAGCCTCAGATTATCAAAAGTTCTGTATTTACCGATACCCGAGGGTTCTTCAGCGAGGTGCTCAAGGACTACGAGTCCCGACAGATCAACATGAGTTGGTCCATCGGCGGCACGTTCCGTGGCATCCACGCCCAGCGCTTGATGGACAAGGCCATGTGGGTTGCCTCTGGCGAGGCTACGATTTTTGCGGTCAACCTTGACCCATCTTCGGCGTTGTTCGGTCAGGTCATTGCCGAGGACGTCAAGGCTGGTGATGGCAAGGTCTTCTACGCACCGTGGTGGTGGGGTCGCGGCTTCCTCGCGAAGACCGACTGCACCATTGTCTATGCAACGACCGACGTCTACCGACCAGAGCACGAGATTGCGATCTCGTACCTTGGTTTGCCAAAGATCCAGGAGATCATTGAGAAGAGCCGACTGAACCTCATCATCAGCGAGAAGGATCAGAAGTCGCTCGACATCAAGGGAGGCTTGGAGACCATCGCCAACTGGAAGCGTGCTGGCGACCAGATTGCGGCGGAACAGGAATGAGCATCCCAGGGGCAAAGCGTAAGCCCGCACCACTACTTGGCGCCCAGACGTGGCTCCAGATCTATGCGCATGTCCTAGAGGCGATCTCCTCAACGGTGAACGATCCGAAGGTGGCGCACACAATTGCAGCATCTGCTGCCAATGCAATTTTGAAGGAGGTTTCCCTTGGCGACTGAACCGTTGGAAAAGGTAGAGTACGAGCCAGTAGTTAAGATCCGTGAGTTCGTGTCTGCTCCAGTGAACAGCCCGAACGTCCGCACGGTTATCCTGTACGGCGCGGCGGCAGCGCTTGCCTCGCTGGCAGCGTTCCCGTTTGGCGCAATCGGCGCCTTCCTCGTCACTGTCCTTGCGGCGGATCGCAAGAAGTGAACATCGGGCTTGAGTGCCACCAGTGTCGTGGCGATCTCAAGCCTCAGCGGAAGCAGCCGCGACGGCTTCGGGAGTACAGCATCAGGCTCTACCAGTGCCTGAACTGCCGCCGACGCGTCGCGGTCGCGTCCTTTATACTGACCGAATCAAAGGCTAGATGGATGGAGAGGATCTATGAAGAACACACAGAAGATTGAAGACTTTGAAGAGTACTTCAGCACCCTGTACGACGAGGCGAAGGGCATCCTCGTCCAGCGCCAGCGCCAGTATGGTCCAGCCAACATTGAGTCCCTGGGCGTTCCTGGTGTGTTCTCCCGCATGAGCGACGACAAGATGAGCCGCGTCAAGAAGGCTCTCAACGGCGAAGTGGTCAAGGGGCGCGTCATCCTTTCTGACGCGTCCCTTGCCGAACTCCAGCACGCGTCAGTGCGGGACGCCCTCATTGACTCAGCCAACTACGCGCTGATCCTCCTCAGCCTGATCGACAACAAGTGGTCTTCCTTGCAGGTTGACCTGAATGAAGAAGGGTGACCTCGGCTCCCTAGAAGCCGAACTGGAATCGCTCCAGAGGGCTCTAGGAGCCACGGAGAGCATCGTTTCCACATGGTCTGGTATCTTACCCCTACTCACGTCAGAACAGCGCGTAAGCGCTGCCTTAGGCGTCTATTTATCATTGGAGATTGTTCGTGAGCGACGCAGAGGTCAGGGATCTATTCAAGGCGGCGGCAGCCAAGGAAGGTAAGTCTTTGCGCCAGTGGTGCAGAGACAACGGCGTTGTCTACGAGACCCTGATCGGGCGCGACCTTCCATCAGTCATACCGCTATCATCGGTTCACGACCACGGGGGAAAGTACAGCGATTCTTGCCCCGTCTGCTCGGAGCAATAGAAAGACCCTGCTGGTGAGGATCCAGCAGGGTCTTTCTCGTGGTGGCGGGGGAGGAGCCCGCCGTATCTAGTTAGGGAGCGCGTCCTTAAAGGTGGTCGTCGCCTTGACGAACTTCAAGTCCAGTTCCCCAGTCGGGCCATTGCGGTGCTTGGCGAGGGACAGTTTGATCTGCTCCTCGGCTGCGCCGTGCTCTTGCCCGTTCGGTCGCCACAGCAGCATCACCAAGTCGGCGTCCTGCTCAATGGCACCAGAGTCTCGGAGGTCTGCGAGGCGTGGCTGCCCACCCTCTCGGCTCTCCGACGCTCGCGAGAGTTGAGACAGCGCGAGCACTGGGAGGTTCAACTCCCGTGCCATCGCCTTCAGCCCTCGGCTGATGTCGCTCGTCTCCACTACTCGGTTGACATCCTTGGTCTGGCGGCTCGGCATCATCAACTGGAGGTAGTCCACGATGATGAGGTCAAGCCCGCCATCCGCAGCCAGCCGACGAGCCTTCGCCCGCAGGTCAATCGGCGACGCCGTCGGGGTGTCGTCAATGAAGATCTTCGCTGCCTCTAGCGTGTGCACCGCCCCTGCGATGCGAGCCAGATCAAAGCCCTCCACCTCGCCACGTCGGATGCGGAAGATGTCCACCCCGCTGGCGCCAGCCAGCAGGCGTGTCGTCAACTGATCCTTGCTCATCTCAAGGGAGAAGACGGCTACCCGCTTTCCCTCGTTGATGGCGGCGTGCTGGGCGATGTTCAGCGCCAAAGACGTCTTGCCGACGCTGGGGCGAGCCGCGAGGATCGTCAGGTCGGACGGCTGCCAGCCACCCGTCATCCGATCCAGCGAGTCAATCCCAGAGCCGACGCCACGGGAGGCGCCACGGTTCTCCCGCAGCCAGCCGAGCCGAGAGATGGCTGCCCCGATGAGGTCGTCCATCTCGGTGAACGAAGAGCGCCGAGCCTCGCGAGCGACCGCAAAGATCTCCGCCTCAGCCCGACCGAGCGCCTCGTCGGTGTCCGTCGGGTTCTGGTACGCGATCTCTGCCACCTTCGTAGCGGCGTCCAGCAGGCGCCGAAGCGTCGCTGTCCGTCGCACGATGTTGGCGTACTGCTCGGCGTTTGCTGACGTCGGGGTCTGCCGAGAGAAGTCCGCCAGCGCCGAGTAGCCGCCAGCATCCTCTAGGCTTCCCCTCCGCTTCATCTCGTCCGATACTGTAAGCACGTCCACGGCTTCGCCGCGACCAGACAACTCCATGATCGCTGACCAGATCGGTCGGTGTGCTGGCTGGCTGAAGTCCTCTGCCTTGATGTCGGTCGCTACGTTGATTGACGCTTCGTCAATCAGGCAGGAGCCAATCAAGCCCGCTTCCGCCTCCCTGCTCTTCGGTGGATTCCTCATCTCTCCATACCTTTCTCTTCGCCTTCCAATGCGCCTTCTTGACGCCCCTCATGTCGGTGTACCCAGCGAGGTGCTCCCAGTTCAACACTGGCTCAAAGTCCCAGCCTGTGTACCCATTCCAAGCCTCATCCCCATCCCGCAGAACTACCTTGCCGAAGCGTCGGTGCAGTTCTAGGGCATCACATGCTATCACTTCCAGCAGCGCCCCGCCACGATGATCTACGGTATCTCGGCGCCAGCCAACCTTTCGGCTGACGTTCGCCCAGAGCCCGCAGTCATCGCAGGTCATGGCGTACTCGCAGGAGCCGTCAAAGACGACTCTGATCCCTTTATGGATGGCGTACAGCCCGATGGCGTCTTCAATGGCAACCTTCTTGTAGTACTCTACCGCCATCCTCCACCTATTCATCCCGTTGACGTGCGTGTCTTCCTTCTCCTCCCAGTGGGCTGGGGAAAGGACGAACGGGATCGCATTGACCGTCACTACTTGCTCATCAAGAAGCCGATGACGATGAAGAACAGCCAGAACTTGACGAAGTCCATCATCGTACCACCAGACGTTTCCCACCAAACTTGACCGCCGTGATGGCGTCGGTCGGGATGCTGCGGTACTCCTTGGACTTCGTGTCCCAGACCACTGCAAGACCGAGCGCCTTGGCATCGTATGCCTTGGCTCCGCCCTTGAGGTGCTTGGTCACGCCTGTGCGGCACGTCATCACACGGTGCTCACCAGTCGTCCGCTTCGTGAACTCAATCGTTAGGAAGCGACCGCGTGATCCTGCGAGGATCTCGGCAGCCTTCTCCTTGCTGATTTTGTTAGCGTGCTCGTCTGCCTTCGGGCACGTCACCGACGTCCCCAGCGGCTCGTAGGCGGCTCCCTCAAACTGCTCGCCGCAGTCAATGCACTTGTAAGGTGTGCTCATAGTTTCCCTTCCTCTCTGGCGGTTTCAACGCCAATCTCTTCCTGTGTCCAGTGCGCATCTTCCTGCACCAGATCTTCATAGCACCACTGGTGAAGCGGCGTACCGTCCTCCAGATACTGCGTGTCGTCTGCTCCGATGAGCAGCCCCTCGCTACAGCGAGAGCACTTCCCGATGTCCATTACCTTCCCCCTTTCCGTGTAGAGTCTAAGCGCTCCACTCGCACTGGGACTATACCGAGTCCCAAACTTTTCTGGATCTCCAAGAATACCATAGGGCTGAGATCTATGATCCCGCCACCGACACAGGCGCAGTAGTCCCGCACGAGGCAGGTTGTCCACTTGCCTGTCTTGGTGTTTGTGACCTTGACCCAGAACGGCTTGTCGTAGAACCCGAAGCCCTTGACCGCACAGTAGCGGTGAAGTTCTCCGCCTCGCCCGCCGTCAGCCTTGCTGAGATACGGCGTGCAGGTGAACGGACGACCACCGTAGCAGACGGCTCTGGTACGCGCTCCGTACCATGTCGCCTTCCCCTCCTGCGGCGTGGGGATTAGCCACGCCGAGGAGGAGAGTACTGCCGCCAGCAGCAGCCCTAACACTGCGCTACCAGCAGCCCGACCGTGACTCCCGCGAAGAACGCCGCTGCCAGACCGAGAATACGAGAGGCGAGTAGCCAGCGTGCCTGACGTTGGCGCTCCTCGTGTGCCAACTTAACGTACCGAAACAATTCTGGACTCACTGTGTGATCTCCTTCCCAAACTCATACACCCATTCTGGGGTGCCTTCTTCAGCGAGGACGTACACGCCACCGCTACCATGACCTGCTGGCTCGTCTCCAAGGATGACGTAGACATCCTCGTTGTCGGACTCGCCAGTGGCGAGCCTGTCGGCATCAATCGTGGAGGCGATGCTCACTGCATCCTCCTCGGTCTCAGCCTCAACCAGCAGGTTCTTGATCAACTTGACCTCAACCTGAATCAGGTACTTCTTCACTTAACCTCCTCTGCCAACTTCTTGTTGAGCATATCCTCAATGGTTGCGTTTGTCTTGGCATCGGCTCCGATGACCACCACCTCAAAGCCCAACGCTGGGATGTTGAGGGTGCGGACGCCCGCGCCAGAGATGCCACGCACTGGCTTCATCTTCTTCAACTCCTCTGCCGTCATGTACCCGTCTGTGTCCTTACGCATAGAGCACCTCCCTTACTGCTACTTCCGAGTAAGACACTCGGTAGTCATCTGCCAATTGCTCGTCCAGTTCTGAGCGGGTCAGCATTGCGACGTCTTGACCGAGATTTCTCCCGATCCTACGAGCAGCCTCAAACGCGTCGTCCCATGTGTCGTAGACACCGCCGAGCACCTCTCCGTCGGCGACGACGATGGTACGGTAGACTGCGTAGCAGTCCCAGTCCAGACCATCATCGTCATCCTCGTCCGTGAACGGTCGCTCGTTAATCTCGTACCCCATCAGTTCTCCTCCTCATCCCAAAACTGCTCCAGCAGCGCTTCTGCGCCGATGTAGAGCGACTCCAACTCCACCAACAGGAGTTCTGCACTAAGTGTCTCATAGACTGCGCACGGTGTCAACACCTCATGCCCGAAGGGCAGGATGCTGTCGCCGTCGTCTACGAGCGCCTCCACGACTTCGCCGTACCCCATCCCGCCACTGAAGGTGAAGATGTGGTCAACGGCAAACCGCTGGGCTGCCTCTGTTCTGGTCTCTCCTGCCATTACTTGTCCCTCCCGAATACTGCCGTGGCTACAAAACTCACGAAGACCGTGTAGGCGACGATGCCCATCCGATACTCGTTAGGTACCTCTGCCCCAGAGAGCACCAGTGCCGTTGACGTGCCGACGGTGATGATCAGCCCTGCGATCAACCCGAAGGCGATGCGATCCTTGTTGTCCATACTGCCTCCATTTGTTTGGACGGGGATTGTCCCCGCCTCTGAAGAGATTGTCTCATAGCCCTTTGGAGCCTGTCAACCCCCCAGCAGTGTAAGGTTTCTTAACAATGTAACAATGTAACAATTTTCTATCATAAGGATTTTCTATCATTATTTGCTATCACCAATTTTTCGGCAATAAAAAAGGGGAGTGAGCCGAAGCCCACTCCCCTGCGACCAAGACCACTGGAGGTCAATCTTGGTCTGAAGTAACCACCTGCATCTCCTCGTGGTGGCGGAACGTCTCTTCGCATTCTGGGCAGAAGATCATCCCCTTGTAGATCCTCACCACTGGCGTGGCGTATCGGCACAGTTCACAGGTCATGCGACCACCCCTTCCTCAGCCTGTAGGGCTGCCAGTGCCGCGTCGGCGGCGACGATCTTGTCGCTCATCTCATCCTCCCACTTGATGGTGTCCTCGTCTAGTTTCTGGAGCGCCCACTTGATCTCGCCGATCAGAGCCTCCGCGTGCTTGCGGGACTTGATATACGACCAGTTCATGAGTTCAATCTGTACGCCGTACGGGCTGGTCACCACCTCAACCTTGCGGGTGAAGTTAGTGTTCTCCTGCTCGTAGCGGAAGTTCTTGACTCGCTCCCGCAGCCACTTTGGCTGGCTCAGAATCTCCTGTCGCTTTTTCTCCTCTGCGCGCTTCTCGGAAGCAGCCCAGCGAGCCTCGTCCTCAGCCTTCTTGGCTGTGTTGAAGTTCAGCAGGGACTCCGCTTTCTCCACCTCGCTCATCTCAACCGCATCAGCAATGGCGCTCTGGTGCCACTCGGTCGTCCACTTGTCGGTGCGCCAACTGCTGACGATCCGACGGTGGATGCCCATGTGCTTGCCGCAGAAGTAACGGACTGGCTTGCCAGTCTCGTCACGCTTAACCCACTTGGCTACCTCGCCGCCTTCGGCGCAGACCTTGAGTGCTACCCTGTCCTGATTCATGTTGCCTCCAATTCTTGGGGGGAGGATTGTCCTCCCCCTCTGCATTGATTCTCCCACAGGTTTCAACCACCTGTCAAGATAAGATTTCTTAACAATGTAACATGTAACAAACATGTAACAATTTTCTATCATAAGGATTTTCTATCATTATTGACTATCACGGCGGCGGCAAGCCGAAGCCCACCGCCGCCGATCCCGTCAGATGCCGCTCTCAATCGCGGCGTACAGGCGCTCAAACGCTGTGAGGTCGCCCGTGAAGTCCTGATGCCCGAAGACCTCAGCACTGCCTTCCTTGCTGGTTGAGTCCACCGACATCTTCTCAAACCAGAAGCAGCCGTAGCCGTCAGAGTCCTCGCCCTGAGTCACACGGGCGAAGGTCGTCGTGCCTCCGTTCGTGTGGATCTGGTACCACGTGTTGAGTGCGACCTGAATCCTGAGCACTGTTGATCCGTTCATTGTGTCCTCCAGTTGCGAGGTGTCTGCCTCATCAGAGCGTGGGCTACAATCCCGCGCTGACCCCCGAAGGGGTTTCGGCTAGATGGTTGACGCCTCCATGTCAACACGAAGTTCATCCTTCATGTCAACAGAAAGAGGAGCCTTGATCGGGGCATGGTTGGCTGTCGCATACGCGCCAGTCTCATACCGATTGTTGCCATGGTGGCGGCAATAACGATTGGCACCACCATCAGCATAAAAGAACGTCCACGTTGCAGGTAGAAGGCACGTGGGAATCTGGCACGCAATCCGCCACACATTCTTGTGGTCAAGGGTCGCGCGATCAGTCGCACGTGGCTGAACCGCATTCGTTAGCGTGTCCATTGTGAACCTCCAGTGTGTGAGGATCTGCCTCGTCAGTGGCGGGTAATCAATCCCGCCAGACCCCCGAAGGGGTTTCGGCTAGTAGATCTCCTTGATCTGAATGTCTTCGTACGGCTTCGTCTTGCCGTACAACTTGTTGAGGATCTTGTCGGACTTCTCTTGGATCGCGCCGATCTTCTTGAGCAAGTCCCAGATCTCAGCGTCTGCCTCGCTGTGGTTGTGTGCGTTGCTGATGAACATCTCAGCCGAAGCAGAGATGCCCTCAAACTCACGCATTGCCAGTCGCAGCAGTGCCAGTTTGCCGTTGGTCATTGTGTGTACCTCCAGTTACGAGGATCTGCCTCATCAGTGCTGGGTAATCAATCCCAGCATACTAGCCGTTCGCATCGGCTAGTTTCGGCTATCGGTTTTCTAGTGCGCGCACCGTAGCGCGAGCACTTGCGCAGATTGAGCGACCGCCGTCGTTCTCAAACTCCTTCATGAAGTTGCCGTAGTAGTCGGCATCCGACCACAACTCATTGATGGCATCAATGGTCATGAGCACTTCATAGAAGGCACCAGACTCCTTGATGATCGTTGAGGTGAAGTCCAGATCTCGTGAGACGTGATCGTCCCAAAAGATCTTCGGCACCTTTACCACGAACGTCATCGGGATAATCTTGACTGCCATTGTGAACCTCCAGTTACTCATCAGTGCGGATCATACAAGTCCGCAGACGGTGGGGCTGAAGGGTTGCCTATGCACCCACCGTTTCGTTTGGAGGTCTCTATTCATCTGTCCAAGGACTCTTCGGTCAGGTGCTGGGTCTCAGTCACCTGATCGTCGGGCTTATCGGTTGACTGCCTCCGTTCACCACGGGTCAGTCACCCATCACCCAGAGGATCGCTCCTCTTCGTCTATGACCATTGTGAAGCATCAATGTTAACGGAATGTTAACGCCAATGTGTAAGATTTCTTAACAATGTAACATGTAACAAATCCTATCATAAGGTAACTATCATTATTGACTATCATCCCCGCTGGAGCGAGGCGATTTGCGCCACGGAGAGAGGCGTTTCGGCTGGGGTGGGGGATTATGGGGTCTGAGGGAGAACGGGGCTCTGCGTGGCTGGTAGGTGCCAATGCGGCGAAAATAACAGGGGTCTAGGAGCCACGGAGAGAGGCGTTTGGGGTCAGGGTGGGGTACAGACACCCTTTTGGGGCATTTGACCGTAGAGGCACCTAGGAGCCACGCTGCGGGGTTTTCCAAAAGTCAAGGGGGTGTTGCGTCAGGCGCAACAGGAAGGTGGTGGCACAGGTTGTGCCAGTTAGCAGTCGGAGGGCGAGAGTGCTAACTTCTCAAATAGAACATCTGTTCTAATTGGCAAATAGAACATCTGTTCTATGTAACAATGTAACAATCGCCTATCATAAGGTTACTATCATTTATTGACTATCACCGATTGTTACTGTAACAAATGGGTGGGCAAAAAAGGGGGGAGGCGAGCCCCGCCCGCCTCCCGCCCAGTGCTGCCTAGAAGTGAGGGTCTAGGTACGTCTTGGCGACGCCCAGTTCAATCCATCCGCTGGTCTTGAGCCCGTCTAGGTAGGACTCGTGGTACCAGCCCGTGCCGTCGCCCGTGCTGTGGCAGTTCGGGCTGACCTTCTGGACGAAGGTGCCGCGTTTGGTCACGACCGACTTGAAGGTGCCATCCCTCTTGAGGTTCACCTTGACCACCTCGTCGGCGTACGAGTCGCTGCCGATGTGGAAGGTGGCTGGCTGACCGACGTACGGGAAGTTCTCCAGCAGATCGCGGGCAGCCATCACGCCCTCGCCACGGTCGGCGCAGTGCTCAAGGATCCCCTTCTGGGTTCGGAAGTTGTAGCGCTTGCTCATTGTGAGCCTCCTTCAGTTTCGTGCTCGCGGGTGGTCATCTGCCGCCCGTCTGGGTTCAGTTTCGCACAGGTTGGGCGGGATTGCAACAGGTGTTGCGTGCCAGATCTTCGTGATGGATCCTCACGTTTGCTCAAGAATTGAACAGGGGGGTAGGAGCCACGGAGAGCCACGTTCAGGGCTGGGGTGGTGTGTTGGTGCCAGTCAGGGGTGCGGAGGGCTCTGCGTGGCTGTTGGGTGGCAATGCGGGGGGCTGCTGGCTGGACGGTCAGAGGGCTGCTGCTGAATGGCACAAGTTGTGCCAGAAGGGTAACGCCCCCTCCTCCCACCCGACAACCCGCCCTGTCCTAGGGGACAACCCCCCCTGTCCTCGTGCGACAGGCTTGCTTGTCCTGTTCTGGCACAGATTGTGCCATTTCTGAATTTATTTCAGGTCCCCTCCCCCCGTAGCATTTTGGGGGTATCCCCTAATATAGTGAGGAACACCCCACCCCGCATTGAACACCCCTGTGAAAAGGCGGCCTCCCCCGTGAAAAAAGCCCCTTGTCAGTCAAAGAAAAAATACCGTATGTCATTTTTGACATAAACCCCCCTTTTTTCTGGTTAAATGGGGGAGACACAGAGGGGGCCACGAACTCATCCTCCTGCCCAGGGTCTAAACTAAACTAGAGTTCGTACCTCCTGGCCGCTAGGCCAGGTTAAGAGGGGGATACCCCCAAGGAGTAAAAAATGGCAACACCAAAGAAGGCAGGCAAAGCCAAGGCGTCAGGCAAGGGGCTCAGAGCCTCTCGCGACGTAATCTACCCAGGTGGCGGAATGACCGATAAATTGGGTCGTTCGGCTACTCTTTCTTCAAGAATTTCAAACAAATATGGAAAGACTATTAAGACAACTCTCGCATCTTCGAACGAAAATGCGCAGGGTAATTCGCGCCCTTCGACGCTTACGCGAAAGAACACAACCCTTGGGCAGGGTGGGCGACGAGAGAACACGGTTACAAGAAAGTACTCAACCGCTAATGTCCCCATGCGTAACTATAATGATTTGGAAATTTACCGAATTGCAGGACCAGAAACCGTAACCGAAGTCCAGCACAACCGTGGTTCAGGCACCCGCAAGACGGGCGCAAAGAAGAAGGGGTACTAAAAATGGCATCACTGAGGCCAGGTAAGCCAAAGCCATTTGACCCAAGCAAGGGAAATCTGTTGCCTGGACGCCCAAAGCCAGGTCCAGGGAAGCCAAAGCCAGGGAAGCCAAAGCCAAAGCCAGGCAGCATGGTAAAGCCAATCAGGGACCTATTCCAAGGTAAGCCAAGCGATCTTCAGAAGATGCCGTCGCCGATTCGAAAGAAGAAGCCAGTCGTTCCAAAGCGACCAGGCGGACGCTAAAAGGTCCTAAGTAAGTATAAAAATTTACCGTTTCAGTGGGGGCACAATGGCGAGCAAAAAGGTACATGAATATGTTGGCCAATGTAAAGACCTTATGGGTCTGGCCCACTGGACGGTAAACATCTCGGCAGATCCTTGTGAGGATGATGCCTGGGCTGACGTAGAGGTTAGTACCAACCTCTACACTGCCACCATCCGCTTCTCTCCTAAACTATGGGCAGAGAAGCCAGAGGACATCCGTCGGGTGGTTGCACACGAGTTGATCCATATCCATCAGGCAGGCGTAGAGCGGCTGGTCGAAGCGCTGGAGAAGCCCTTGGGCTCCACAGCGTATGAGTTGCTCTCCCATGTATGGGATACGGAATCTGAGCGGTCAGCCGACTCGCTCTCAAATGTAGTGGCAGAGTTACTACCCCTGCCAGTAGGAGTAAAATAATGCCAATGGTCGGTGGGAAGAAGTTCCCATACACGAAGGCTGGTAAGGCTGCGGCAGAGAAGGCCGAGAAAGGCCTGTACGCCAACATCAACGCCAAGAAGAAGCGCATTGCCGCTGGCTCTGGCGAGAAGATGCGCAAGCCAGGAAGCAAGGGCGCCCCGAGCGCCAAGGACTTCAGGGACTCTGCCAAGACGGCGAAGAAGAAGAAGTAATGCCCCGTAACTACCGCAAGGAATACGACGAGTACCACGGTACCCCTGAGCAGATCAAGAACCGTGCCTCCCGTAACTCCGCCCGCGCCACCATGGCCAAGAAGCATGGCAAGGCTGCGGTAAAGGGTAAGGAAGTCGACCACAAGGACGGCAACCCGAAGAACAACTCGAAGAAGAATCTTCAGTTGATGAGCCGAAGGGCGAATCGACAGAAAGGCGGCTGATGGCTAAGTTTACCTCAAACGTAACCATTAATACCCGCTGGCGTAATAATGACTTTGTTGGTGCTGCTGGGTCTACCCACACCTTTCCAGACGCGTTTTACGATGAGTTTCTCATTGACTGGGCCGAACAACTAACCAAGGGCAACCTTGTCATTACCGAGACCCCAACAACGGGCAACATCCAGGTGTCTACGCTTACAGTTGGAGATATCACCCTCACTGGAACTGCGACTGGAAACTTTGGTGGAGGATCAGGGACGTATGTAAATAAAACTGGCGATACCATGAGTGGACAGTTGCTTGTTTCCTCAGCAACAACCACAACCACTGTTGGCTTTGGCGAGATCATCGTTGCCAAGGGAACGTCCTATGGCTCCATTACGGTCAATGCCACCGACGACCACCTTCACCTTAGATCCAAAAACCCAATTGAGGTCCTGGTGCAATCTGGTCCAACGAAGCAAAGCCTTCGGGCAAAATCTATCGGAGTAAACTCCAGCACCACATCTCCAACGCTTGTAGACGATGGCATCACGTTTGGTGATGATGTCAATCTTTACCGAGTATCGGCAAACGCACTAAAGACCGACGACGCACTAGAGGTAGTTGGATCACTGACGAATGGCGGCACATCCGTCAGCCTTTCTACCCACACCCACGCCTACCAGCCTGCTGGAACCTACGTCACTGCCGTTAGCGGCACCGCGCCGATTGTCTCTAGCGGCGGCGGTACGCCAGCCATCAGCATCACGGACGCATCGACTTCAGCCTCTGGCGTGGTGCAGTTGAGCGATTCAGTCAGCACTACAAGCAGCGTGCTTGCCGCTACGCCAACTGCCGTCAAGAAGGCGTATGACATTGCCACGGCAGGGTGGGAGGCGTACACCTTTGGAACGGCTGGAGTTATTGCTACTGTTCCAAGATTCGTGCTTACGGCTCCCAGTACTCCTGCAAGCGGAACAATCGTTCATAGCAGAATCATTCCGCACCGAGATTTTACCGTGACAAACATTGCTTTCGTGTCTACCACAGCGGCTTCGGTGCCAACACTTATTCGCTTTGGCATCTATACACGCAGCGGCACGACCTTCACACTCGTCGCTCGCACGGCATCAGACACGACAATCTTCAACGCAAGCAACACCAAGTTCACTCGTGCGCTCGACACGACAGGTGGCTACCCTGCAACCTACACAATGATCGCTGGCACCGAATACTTCCTTTCGGTGATTCAGGTAGCATCCTCGACTGCAACGCTTCTGCTGGCAACCGGCAGACAAGCAACCGCAGCGAACGCTGCAACTGGCGTCGCGCTCTACAACGACTCAGGCGAAGCAGATCTTGTGACACCATCAACAGGATCAGTCAGTGGGGCCCTTGGTGGTGTGTTTGCGGAGGTATCCTGATGCCAGTCATCATTGAACCAGCCTACCTAGACGAGCAGACTGGTATGCTCACCGAGATCGTCCGAGACGCAGAGACTGGCAAGATCATCGGCAAGAATGAGCGGATGCCCGAGGAGGTTCCAGAGTGACCGACCTGGCTCCAGTGCTTACTGGCTGCCACGTCTGTCGCAGCCCTTTGGTTGAGGCGATCAACAAGAAGATGAAGGACCAAGTCCCAGACAAGGTCATCTCCGCGTGGCTCAAGGATGCGGGCCACTATGTCAGCCGAATCACCCTCGGCAAGCACAAGCGTGAGCACCTCACCGATCCACACGAGCGAGTCAGGATCGAGGCTGCCAAGGTCATGAAGAAGCAGCAGGGCACCATCAAGGTGACTGGCGACCTTGCCTCACTTGTCCGAGACTACGTACACAGCGCCGTTCAAGACGGAATCATGACCCCAACGCTGGCAGAAGGCCTGCGGGCGCAGGAGATGATCGACCGACGACAGGAGAAGGGTGCAGACCGAGAAGTCGCCCTTACGCTCGCCGCGATTCTCGGTGGAGGCGACGCCAGGTTCCAGGTTATTGAAGCAACAGAAATTAAGCAGGTCGAGGGCACCGATGAATGAGCCGCTCGAAAAGGAGTGTGGATGTTAAGGGTCTTTAGTCAACTACCATTTGCAGAAAAGGGCGGTCGCCTGGATGACTGCGGCCCTGCTGCGCTTGCCGCCGCGATCTTCTACGCCTCCAAGGAAACATCTAACCCTGGCGTCAAGGCCGCCATCGATGCCGCAGCAAAGGCTGGTCGCGTCGACAAGAACGGCACCAGCGAAGGAACAACGTTCGTACAGATCATCAAGGCTGCCTCACTACTTGGGGCAAAGATGACGGTAGCACCAACGTGGGCCAAGGCAGTTGCCGCGATGAACGCGGGAAACGCCGTCTGCGTCGCATTCCGAGCCCCAATTGCAGTCCCAGCATCGGCTTGGAGCGCAGCCCAGAAGGCAAGCCTTAAGCGCCGACCCAAGCATTCCTACGGACATTTCGCCACGCTGGCAATCGTAAACGGAAAGTTCGTCTTCGCTGATCCAATGATGAGCGGTAATGGGGCCGAAGAGTTTGGCAAGATCATTACTGCTGAGGAAGCCAAGACCATTGCCCACTGGGGCATTGGCGAGCAAAACGCCAAGCGCAAGACACCCATGGCCTGGATTGTATCCGCCAAGGTAGTAGCAGTTGCCAAGCCAGAGCCAGACGCCAAGGTGGTCGCTAAAATCAACGTAGAGGCACCTAGGAAGCCCGTAGAGGCTCGAAAAGTAGAATCTGGTACTAAGACACCATCCGAACTAGAACAGGCTATTAAGTCCTTCGAAAACTTGGACTGGGGCACTGTTGGGAAGCAATATGCTGGGGTAGCATCCGCAGCGCTAAAGGGGTCGAGCAAGGAAACCACCGTGCTCAAGAAGATTAAGTATTTCCTTACCTACCTTGTAGTCCACACAAAGTTGGACGACATGCTCCTCGACGCCACCCGAACGTTCTTGACGGTATCCATCTCGGTGGCACTCGGCCTCGGAATCCCGCTCCTCGACATCAACGGCGGAGATTTCCGCCTGGTGCTTTCTGCTGGCCTAGCCTCGGCCCTCCAGGTCGTCGTAAAGGCGCTAGACCCAAGCAATACCGACTACGGTGTCGTTCGGAAGTAATGCCAAAAAGCGCAGCATGGCAACGAAAAGAGGGCAAGAACCCAAAGGGTGGCCTTAATGCTAAGGGCCGTGCCTCCTACAAGGCGCAGACTGGTGGCACGCTAAAGGCGCCAGTCAAAAGCGGGGACAACCCGCGACGTGCTTCTTTCCTCGCCCGCATGGGAGGAATGCCTGGTCCAGAGCGTGACGAGAAGGGTCAACCGACACGCCTACTCCTAAGCCTCAAGGCTTGGGGAGCCAGCAGCAAGGCGGATGCCCGCGCTAAGGCAGCCGCGATCAGCAAGCGCAACAAGGCTTGAAGCAGGTCGACAGCGCAATTGCCTTTGACCTTGCTAGGGGGCGTAACGACATTGAGTTCTTTGCGGATCGATGGCTTGGAATCAAGGGTAATCCTGGACAAGTAACCTGGTGGAAAGCCTGCGCCGAGCGCGACGAGAGTGGGTTTAGGCCTAAGTACATCACCACGGTAGTTTCGGCAGGCAACCGAGCAGGCAAAACGCTTGCCATGGCTGTAGTCTGTTTCCACCATGCACTGTACAAGTTGGGGCTGGCAAATCCCACCCCAGGCGACATGGAGTCAGCACGGCGTTGGACAGATGCTCCGTACGAGTGGTACCATGTTGGGATCCAACAGGAGACCGCAGAGTTGGTCTTCCGAGAGATCGAGACGATCCTTAACGGAGTCCACCAAGCCCAGAGGGGCCGTGGGTGTCCTATCATCAAAGAACTCGGCAAGATCGTCGAGACCACCAAGAAGTATCGCGGTGAGTATCCGTGGATCAAGTTCAACTCCGTCGTAGGCGGGGCGAACATCCACTTCCGAACCACGCAGGATCGAGCCAAGGCTCTCCTCGGTAAGGACATGAATGGCATCTCGTTTGACGAGGCGGCGTTCGAGCCCCACTTGCTGATGATTTACCAAGAGGTACTCAACCTCCGACGACTCTCCACTGGCGGACCGCTCCACTTCATTGGAACGCCAACCGAGGGCATCAACGACTACTCCGACCTTTGGGAAAAAGGTAATCCAGAGAATCCAGAGAAGGACGAGAAGTTCATCTCCTTCCGACTCTCGACTCGGTCCAACATCGGGTACGGCCTAACGCAAGAGAACTTCGATGACGTTGTTCGACAGCAGGCTCCATATCTGATTCCGCAAAACATTGACGGGTATTTCATCGAGGCCAGGGATTCATTCTTCTGGTCGGTGTCGGTACAATCAGCATTTAAGAACGAAGTCGAAGAGCAGGGCCCGAAGCGCCACCATCGGTACGTCCAGGGCGTTGATCCTGGTATTTCACATGACGCAACATGGGCCATCACGCTCGACACTACGGACCGCCAGCATATGACTGGCACCCGCGTCCGCAAGCGCGGAGGCAAGCAGAGCATCTCAGCCGTGGTCAACATGGTTCGAGAGGGTCATCTGCTCTACAACGAAGATGGTGCGTCGGCAACGACCATCGTTGACTCCACTGGACTGGGCGGACGCCTCTTCCAGCAGGAGTTCAGCATCATCAGGCCGATCCGAGGCTTCGACTTCGGCGGAACAAAGTCCAAGAAGGTCGAATTATTGAACGACCTCAAGGCAGTGATCGATAAGGGTCAGATCAGTTTCCCTGTGGGGGGCGCGTGGGACGAGTTGCGAAGGCAACTTCTCGCGTACAAACTAGACGATAAGAAGTTGGAACAAGACGCAGTGATGGCACTGGCAATCGCTGTACGTCATGCAATCCGCAACCCAGAGAAGCCCGTGAACGACCCAGTGTTCACATATTTTGGAGTAAGTGACTAATGGCTAAGAAAGTACGAAAGATCCCCGCAGCGTTCGAAGGAACGCGGGCAATCCCAGCGCAGTATACTACTGACCCTGACATTGCCACGCCTGAGCAGATTGCCTCTATTGGTGCTGCCAACGCTAAGGCACGAAATATTGCCAAGGGAAATAACGTCATCTCGTCTGCATCAAATGCTGCTCCGATTAAGACAAAACTTACTGGTGGTAAACCAAATCTTCCCCAGACCAAGGGAACACCGATCAGCACAACTCCTGCTGGTCTTATCTCCACAAGCAAGCCAAGTGTCGACGCTGGCTCCGCGTTCTCTGCTGGACTCAAGGGTGCTGCTGGCAGCGAAGATGAATCTCTCTATAGCAAGCCAAACCAGAACGCTCTGCCAACAGATGCTGCTCCGAAAAAGAGCCGAGTTGTCGATGCACTTGATCGACTTCGAGCAGCAGCAGAATATTTTAATGGCAGCAATGTAAGCGGAGGCGCAGGTAAGCCAGCAAAGCAAACTCCAAATAGAACGACTACTCGCGGAACAATCGCTACCTCTCCATCAAAGGTTAACGTATCTGGCGGCCCTGGTGCCCCTGCTGTCAAGACACCAAATAGCCCAACGAGTCGAGCGAGACTCAAAGAATTGCTTAATACGACACGAGCGGAAAGCGCTGGTGGCCAGATTGCAACTTCTCCAGCATCAATGAATGCAACTAGCAAGGCTCCAGTAATTCGCAAGATCAAGCCAAACATCGAGCGACTCACCCTTGGAGAAAAGAACTCCATTAAAATGCTCGAGTCCTCGCTTGCTGGCCGAGCGGAGAACCCAGGAGAGAACGAGGAACTTCTCCTACTCCAGGAGATCCTTGGACGCAAGCAGTTGGTTGAGCCAGAGCAGAATCGACTCCGTTCGCTTTTCCGACGTATGGATAATCTCTACCACCCAGAGACGTTAACCCTTGGCGGAGCAGACCACTGGGCAGAAGATCCAAGCGCACGCCTTGCTGGCCGAGCCCACGTCTCGGTCAACATCCACCACGCCTACGTACAGATCCCTGCTGCCATCCAGGCGGTACGCCCAGTCATCAACTACATCGCCACTGGCCCAACGCCAGAGGAGCGACAGACTGCACAACTCCGAGAGCGACTTTACTTCCGCTGGTGGGATGCCAACGACATGGATCTCACCCACGAGCATGCTGCACTCCTCAAGGAGTTGTACGGACACACGGCAGCCAAGGTCTACTGGGATCCAGTTGCCGAACTGCCAAAGGTCTCAATCATTGAGCGCCCAGAGAACCTCTACCTTGGATTCGGCACAAGTGACTATACCCGTCTAGACTGGGGTATCTACACCTATGGAATGTCACCGCAGGCCGTGCAGGAAGATTACGGAGTAGATGTTATTCCTGTAAAGCAGGGTGACAAATATTTCCCATACACGACTCGTGGAACACACGACGATCCAATCGGCAACGTCTGGATGAATAGTTTTGAGCGTAACCCACTTCGACGTGAATCTGCCTATGAGCAGATGCAGGTCGAGGTGTATGACTATTGGTACAAAGTACCCACGACTCCTGGAAAGGCACCGCTAGTATACAACGCCATCTTTGTCGGCAATACGATGGTTAAGAATGATCCGCACCCTGAGTACCAGGGACAGATCCCGTACATTCACCTTCCAAACGGAAAGATTCCTGGAAGCCCATACGGCAAGCCAGCCCTCTACGACGCCGAACAACTCCTTCGTGAGAAGGATGAGCGGGTCACTGCTATGGCGCAGATGATCCAATCAGTTGTCGGTGGACAGATGTGGCAGTTGGTCGGTGCCGAGGCGCCTGACGAGGTTCCTGCCAATGCGCTGCCAAAGCCTGGCCGCGTTGCCACACCTGGCCCTGGCAACGAACTCCGCGCCATCCAGCCATTCATTCCTAACTTCCAGATCGAGCAGTACATTGGGCGTATCGACCGCGAACTCGCAGTTGCTACGGGTCTTAATGACCTGCTCCTTGGTCTGGCTCCATCGCAAGTGCTTGGTTCATCCCGAGCCATCGCTGCGCTCATTGCTAACTACGAAGCACGACTTGCTCCTAAGCGCAAGGTATTCTACTCCTGGATGCGCCAGGTATGGGAGATGTGCGCACGCATCTGGGAAGTCAAGGACCCAGCAGTAAAGGAAATCATTGATGGTGAATACCGCATTGAGATCGTTGCCCCTGAGTTGACTCCTCGAGATACGCTCGAACTTGCTTCCACCGCGATCAACCTTGTACAGAACCGCATCTGGAGCGCTGAGCGTGCCATGGATCGCGTGGGCGTGGAAGATCCAGTTGGCGAGAAGGAACTTATCCGTGATGAGCAGACTGACGCAACGCTCAACCCGAGCGCTGTGGCCACGATGGCTCAGGTCATGAACATGATGAAGCAGATGCAGATGCAGGAACAGCAGATGCAGGCAGAAATGGGCGCCGTTGGCAACCAAATGGCCCAGGCACAGAATGCTGCACGCACGCAGAATCCACCAGTTCCTGGTAGCCAGACCCTCAACCAGCCAGAGAACCAGGCACAGGCTCCAGCCGAGTCGCTACCAGCGAACGCGGCGGCTCCTGGTGAACAGAATCTTCTCCCCGCACCAACGGGGACCAATGAGGTACCCGCCTAATGGCACGACGAGGACGATTCACTAATCCAAACGCTGGCGGACAGAATCTTAGCAGCCTAATCATCTCTTTGCTTCGTGAGCGAAAGAGCGCAGAGGAGCAGTTGCTGCTTCAGCGATTCCAGCGACGCGAGGTAACTGCCGAAGAAGTGCAGGCGTTCTATGACGCTTGGGCTGCCTCCTCTGGGTACTCTGAAGGATCTCTAGAGTACCAGCAGTTGAACGACCGAAAGAAGAACGTCTACGATACTGGAATCAAGTACCAATACGATGACCTTCTGGCTGAGTTTAACAGCAGCGGTGGGAAAAACTATTCTGAGTTGATGGATTTCCTAAATGGCGCTGCCCAGACTGTTAACGACAGGAATACTGCACAGCAGTACCTAGACCTACGAAAGAACGTTACAAATAACTTCATCAATGAGGCCTCGAGTCAGTTGCAGATGGGCCAGTTGACGATTGATGATTTCAGGTCACAGGTTGATGCTGGAATCAACTCGTCCTTCACCAAGGGTTCGAAGGAGTATAACGACGCGAAGTATTCGGCATTCGTCGCTGAGTACAACGGCGAGTACACCAAGTACCAGAACCGAATCAAGGCAAACAAGAGCGGCGCCTACTCTGGCTTTGTTAACTTCCTAAATCAGATGAAGAGCCGAATGTCCGCAGAGGGCATCGGTGGAGAACTTCTTACCAGAATTGACGCAGACATTGTTTCTACCAGAGCATCTGGTTCTGCCGCCGCTGGCGGGGCACAGGTTGACAGGGTACTTAAGTCACAGGGCATTCTTGCGGAACTATACGCAGAGGCCTTGTCGACAAGTGGCATTATGGGGGCAGAGTTGACTGCCGAGGACATTGCTGCTGGAAAGACCTACTCAATCGCTGACATTGCTAATAATCCAGGAGCACTAGAGACCTGGATTACCATGATCGAGAATGGAACTGCTCAGATTGACCCAGAACTTGCAGAAAAGTACGACATTGACAGCCCAGACGACATTCGCAGAATTCTGGACGTTGAAGTACGAAGTATCGAAGTTGCTGGTGCTGCGGCCAATCGCCTAAACCCTACTAAGAATAACGCAGCATGGGCATTACTTAGCAAGACCCTGTCCCGAACAATTGGTAGCAGAACCCTAGTTGACGATGTCTCCGAGGGTATGAACCAGTACGCATCAGACCTCCAACGGGCTGGAGCCTCTGGTGACGACATTGCCATCGCACGGGCAACCAATGAATGGCAGAAGTTCCTGGCTGGAGATAAGTCAGCCTATGGACAACTTCAGGGAGATCCGAAACGAGGCCTTACTGGTCGACAGGTTCTTGACCAGCAACTTGCAACCTACGGCGTATACGGAACTGCTTTTAGGACGGCATTGTCCAATACCGAAAAGGGAATTGCTGGCACCGTTCTTGGCGCTGGAGACCAGACGCTAGAAGATTTCTTCCAGGTGCCTGCTGGTTTTAGCGGTGATGGCGTAGTGACATTCGGCGCAACCTACTCCAACGGCAGCATCCCAGAGACATTGATGAACTACAATGATCTAGTAAGCGGACGTAAAGTTCAGGTAGTCACCAGGAACCCACAGACTGGTACCGTTACTAAGGTAACAACTGACCCGATTGCTGTTGGCCCAAGTGGAAACCTTGGCAACACTCAGATTGCAAGCAAGGATGGCGGATACCTTTCGGTCATTACGTACGTTGACGGGCCAAATGGGCAAAGGGTTCCAGTTATTCAGTCTATTAAAGCAAGTGGTACAATTCAGACTGCTGCTGGCACGGCAACCACAACGTGGGGATACCAGTACCAGATGGAAAGCGGCAAGGTTATTTACGTCTCTACCACTGGTCAGTCGTATGACGAAAACCCATTTGACAAACCGCCAAGGCTGCTAGAGGGAGGCGTTTACTTTGTTGAGGGAGGAACATCTGGTGGTGTTCAGCCGCTAAAGTCAGCACCATCAATCGACATCGACTCGGCACTCAATGGCGCAAATCCTAAGTCGTTTGGCGAATTGTACAAAGTTGCCAATAACCTTAATGCGTTGGTCGGGGAAAACTCCGAGTGGTTGCAGACTCTTGGAGCAGTTGACCGAGCCAACATTGTTAGCGAGATTGGTCAGGTTGAAACGCTGGCCAAAGATGCGCAACTTAAGAGCACGCAGATTCTTCTACGAAACGCCACGCGACAGGGCGCAGATGCAAACTACATCCGCAGTCTACAGGCACAGATTGTAGAACTAAAGACTGGTGGCACTCAGGTAGCACAATTTAATCTTGTTCGAGAAAATTCATCACGTTACGAAGAGGTAGAACCAGGACTCTACAGGTTGCGACAGCCAACTGGCCCAGGGGGCAGTGCTGGTGGATACGCTCTTGGGTTTGGTCGAGACTACAATATCGACGATCAGGGAAGGGAACTTCCAGACGTCGTCGATATTCGAATTGCAGCCCCGAAGCCATCGACGCCTATGGCCGCTGGCCAAGCGAATCCGCTTACCGCTGGTCTTGGTGGGACTGCGTTCCTCAATCAGGGCGCTGCTTCCGACACACTCAACATCATTGGCGACGTTTTCAACTTCTTCAGGAACAAGCCGACAACTCCAACAAACCTGTCTTCAACTAGCGGGACTGGCATTAGCGCCAATCCAATGAATGACAAGTATGGTAGCGTTCCATCAGCGCCAACGCCATTGGCTCCAACTTCGATTACCCCAGCAACGGCTATGCCGTTTAATGCTGAGGACCCAGAGGCTAGACGTGCGTTAATTGCCCAGACACCTGCACCGATTAAGCCAACCCGTACTGGAGGTCGTTAATGCCAATTAAAGGTCTAGGACCATCATCCCAGGCTTCGGTCGGCCCACAGGCTGACGTCCCAACAAGGCCGCTGGGTGGAGCGGGATCAAACCTGTCCACGATGGGCAAGTTCAACCTAGACATTACGAAACCAGCGGAAAGCCTTGGCGGAACTGCCGAAGGATTTGCTGGTGGCATTCAGGCTGTCGGCAAGGCTGTGGTCAGCGTTGTCGAGAACATTCCAATTGCTGGTCTTATTACAAAGCCAGTAATCGGAGCCGTTGGTGCGGTTGCTGACGCAACCGTGGGGCAGGTCGTCAAGGGAATTTCCTCTGGCCCAATCGGCAAGGCTGCAAATGACGCCGCTGGTTTTGCCTTCAATGTGGCAACGCTTCCGCTACAGGGTGCGCTCAAGGCGCTTACCATTCCAGGCGAAGAACTTGCGAAGAAAGTTATGGAAGCCCGCATTAAGTCTACCGTTATGGGCAAGAAGGACATCGCAACGTTCCTATGGTCGGATGCTCCTAAGGATGCGGTTCGTCGGTATAAAGATGGTGAGTCGGCAGAAGATATTGCCGCCGACTATGTCGGACAGTTCGGTATTGGAGAAGCAAGTAAGGGAGCCTACAGTCAAGATGCGTTGGCTAACTTCCTGTGGACCATGTTGCTCGATCCAATTAACATCGTTCCGATCACTAAGCCGTTCACTGTTGGAGCCAAGGCTGCTCGTCTTTCTGCCGCTGGAGTAGATGGACTTAATGCCGCAGCCAAAATCGCCAAGCGAGATGCTTCCGCAGCACTTAAACTGGGAAACAAGGAACTTGGCGCCAAACTACGAGCAGATGCTACTCGATTCGCAGAGGATGCAGTTTTTCTTGAGAAGTACGACTGGGTTGGCAAGATGTACACCGCAACCTGGGGCAAGGTTGCAGATAAGTGGTCACAGGCAACTGGCGGTCGACTGAGCAGGGAACTTGCACAGCAGCCAGAGCGAATCGTCGGCGGCAAGGCAACCACTGCAATGCTTGACGAACTTACCGCTACCACTGGAAAGCAGAACGTAGATGAGGCACTGGGAAACGCCGTCCTAACCACCGTCAACGCAAACAAGGCAGCCGTAGCCGAAACACTTGTGAGTACGCAGCGCAACGTTTGGCGTGCCTCTAGCCAGAACCTTGTCAAGACCCTATACGCCGCTATTGGAACTGGATCGAAGGGTGCCGACTCGCTCCTTGCCGTTCAGTACGGCAGCGAGAGAACCATTAAGGACTTCCTCACTGACCTTGGGTACTCCAGCGCAGACCAGGCTCGGATTGTCACTGCTGTGGAGAATGCCTACACCCCAACCGTTAAGGCATTCTATGGCAGCGACGCTGTGGCCAAGGTTTATAGCGAACTAACCGATGTTATGTCCCGAATCGACGTGAAGGCTCGACCAGACTTCTACGTCAATGCCGCCGAGGCACTTGGTAAGTCTAACCTTCGCTATGCCGTTGACGCTGGCGTTGAACTCATCCAGCGAAACAAGTTGAACCTCATCCGCTTTGCAGGAGACGAGACACAGTTTGTCGACTACCTAAGCCGAACGTTGCAGTTTGGCTTCAGGGTTTCCGCCGACAAGGCCCAAGAGATTGCACGAAATCAGTGGGCAAAGAACGCTGGAAATACCAGAGACCTTCTGAATCTTCTTGAGACTGGGCGCATGGCTGCGTTCGGTCGCTCGATGCGCGAGATTGCGTTGGAGCGTGCCAAGGAATCCGATGGCCTTGTTGCTATCGAGAAGGCTGCGGCTGGGCGACACGAGGCTGTGGCAAAGGCATACTTCCCAGAACTCGCAGGGGAAGAAGCGATTGCCGTCGGAAAACTGTTTGACCAGATGGCGATTACCAGCGCTGCCCGAGAGGGTTTGACGCCTAACCAGTGGTACGCCAAGTACACCTACGGCGTTTCTGGACTCAGCGAGGCAGACGCTGCCGTATCGCTCGTTGACGAACTCTACAGCACAACGGAGTTGACCAAGGCAGCATTCAGGGACGCAAAGACCCCTGCCGAGATCCTTGAAGTTGCCAAATCGATTAAACCAACCCAGCGCATGGTTGCTGCTGGTCTTGGTGGCCAGTTGGCAGTTGAAACGGTTGAGACGGCCAAGGGGGCATTTGCTCTTCCTGGAGGGACTGCCGCACTCGACGATCTAACGCCGTACAATATCATTGACGAGGTCGTTATCGCTTCGCAACCTTACGAAATCATTGAGGCCCTGCCTGGAGACATTCGGGTAAAAATGCACCTAAAGATGACTGCCTCAAAGAGCATTGACATGTCCGATCCAATTGCCGTGGCGAACAGGGTTGTGTTTTCCCTACTATCACCTCGTCGTAATCTGTCTGGAAATGCTGCCGTATACCAGGCGCTACGAGTTGGTAACGCGGATGACCTAGCAGCATTTGTTGCAAGGTATGGCGACGATGTTAAGAATCTTCCAAACCTCGACGCTGGGGCATCTGCTCGACTTGGCAAGAGGATTGCCGAGGACTTTGGATTCGACATGGGAGCAAAAGATGGAGATGTGACTGGTATCATCTCCCACCTGTCTGACGCCGCAAGGGTCCTAGTTCTTGCAAAAGAAAACCCTGAATTCTTCCTAATTAAAAACGGCGAGAGCCTAACCCAGTTTGCCGAAAGGTTGACACTTCTTAATGGCGTGCAACTTAAGGTAGGATCGTTTGCTGTAGAGTTGATGCGGGCATCAGACGCAGCAGTCGGCGCTATCGATGCCCAGATGTCTGGTGGTGTTCTTAAATGGGCCATGGACAATGGTATTGATGGTAACCTCATCAAAGAACTCCGAGAAATCGGCACTAAGGAATCAAATAAATACGCAGACGAATTGGAGTCTCTAATTCCAAGGATTAAGGCTGGGGAGAATGTGTATGGTCCTAGCGCTAATGGAGCAGAGTCAACTTTGGGACCAAAGACTATTGATGGATCAAACGCCAGCCCATTTACCAAGGCCTCGGTAGGAACACTGCCAAACTGGTCAACTACTAAGGCGACATCTGCAAAAGTTACTTTGCTAGAGGGAAGTTCTTTCAAGGTCATGAACAAGTACGTTAGCATGATGGCAGACCAGTGGTCAACCGTTGGACGAATTGCAGATAACGGAGAAAGAATCGTTTACACTGGGCTGGACAAGATGTCTGGAGGACAAAAGCAATGGTTTATTTGGGATATTTTCCGAAAGCAGTTGGAGCCACACCAGTGGCTACATCGAGATGCCGATAAGTTGGCAAAGCCAACTATTGATCAGGTTCGGAGGGCAATTTCCTCAATTCGTTCTTCTGGTGGATTCACTACTAAGAGGCAGTTCGATGGCGTAGACCCACGCGTAATGGCTGAGTTCCTCGAGGAGCGCGGCGGTCAGGTACTTGGCAAGGCTAAGTTCTACCGAAACGGAAGGTCAGCAATCGAACTCTTTAAGGGCGCAGATGTCACGACGGCGATCCACGAGATCGGCCACATCGGACGACGACATCTTTCCGATGTTGATCAGCAGGTAGTCCTCGAGGTTTACGGCGCCAAGGGTGGCTGGACCACAGAACTCGAAGAGAAGTTTGCCAAGGACTTTACTAACTACATGTACACTGGACGGGCACCAACGCCTGGCCTAGTCGACCTATTCAGCAAGATCCGTCAGTTCATGGCAGATCTCTGGTCCAAGGTAAGCAAGACCGAGCAGATTCACCCAGAACTGCGTGACGTCTTTGATCGCATGTTGAGCCACAACGGCCCACAGCCGCTGCCAGATGCAGACACGTGGTCGCGCATTACGCTCATCAGCGAACGAAGCCTAACCCAGAATGCACGAGACGCCGTTCTCAAGCGCGTTGGCATGATTCTTGGAGAGACCGACGGTAGCGAAACGCTCCGCTCGGTCGATGACGCCGCAGTAGATCTGACGCAGCGCATTGACGACGGTGTGGTCGTTCGTGGCGACGGCGCGACGTTCAACCCAATCCGAAACACGGTCCAGGTTGCTGGCAAGGACTTTGGGTTCATGAACTCACCATTCCTGAGTCGAAGCGTTGTCCTGAAGGGTGCAGACCGAGAGCGATTCCTTACGGACAAGGCGTTCCAGAAAGAAGTCCTTGGCAAGTACCTCAAGAGCAACGAGGATCTACTATCACTCGACAATCACTACATTGGGCTTTATGATGACGCCAAGATCGACACGTACTACATCGATGTCTCGATCAAGTACGACAGCGTCCAGGAAGCAATCGAGGCTGGTACTCGAGCGCAGCAGCAGTCGGTATTCAGGCTCAACGACTACGGCAAGTACTTCCTAGACACGCCGCTTGGTAGACTCGGGGCAGAGCGGGAGAACGCAAAGATCACTCGATCCGCACTAGACATCAGCCCTGCCGAGATTGAGAAACTGAGCAAGCCTCGCATTGGTGCTGATCAGTTGGAATCCGCGCTCCGACCAATCGCTGACGAACTCGTCGAGAAGTACGATGACGTTGCTGCCGTCTGGTGGAATAAGGGCGGCTCTGCTGCCGACATCGTTGACTGGGTACGAAACCACCCAGAGATTACCGTCCGAGAACTCACGGAGGCCGAGGCTCGGCTATTGCCAGATGGCTTCAAGGCCCGACAGGCTGACATTGCCCTTGGAGGCTACCGATACGGCGTTGCCCCCAAGGGCGGCATCATCGAGCGCACAACTCGTGTGTCCGATGGATTCGGCGGCACTCGCATCGCGACCTCAGCGCAGCCATTCGTTGACCTGCTTGATACGACGGCAATCAACAAGTTGGACGAGGTAACCGCTGGTGTCAATAAGCGTCGCGGATTCCTCGACAAGTTCAGGGACAACATGACTCGCGAGTACGGACCTGACGTGGTCAGGACGAACTACGTCGAGCGATTCGTCACCGACATTACCAAGAAGACCATGATCACCGCACGAGAGGCTGAGATCATCCTGGCCCGCGTCGGCAACCTTGCCGCACGCAAGGAGACCACGATGCGCGGCTTGTGGTTCGAGCGCGATCAGGTACAGACGATTTTCCGAGAGGTGCTCGGTGACGCGGAGTACTTCAAGTACATCGAGAACAATGATCCGCTCACCGACCTCTTCACTGCTGCTGCTGGAGACGTAAGCGTCGTTGGCCTACTCCCTGGTTTCAGCGGTCGGGCCAAGGCGTGGAGGCCCGTCATGGGTGCGGTCACCGACCGTGCGTTCCCTCTCTTCCGATTCGGTAAGGGTAACCCATTCTTCCGACAGATCCTCGAGCCAATCGAAACCAGGATGATGGGCTTGATCGACAGGATCAAGGCCGATCAAGTCGATGAGTTCCTCGGCGACAAGCCATCGAAGTTGGTACGCCGAATGACTGAGGACAGCCGATCAGTAACTAACGAAATCGCAGAGTCCGTGTTCTATGACCAGGAGAAAGCCGCAGTCGCTGCAATTTCCGCAGTACGCGAAAAGCCAGCATTTAACAATGCCGTATCTCGAGTGCTCAAGGCAAAGGGCGCGATTAAGGACGGCGTCTGGGCGATCAATAACCCAGAAGAGTACAAATTGATGATCCGAGACATCATGGCATCAGAGTGGGCTGTCAACGAGATGTACGACCTCCTTAAGAAGGCAATGCCAGAGACATTCGAACAGTTCGCTGAGGCTGGCCTCACTGATGGTCGAACCGTCATGGCTCGCATCCTTGAGGACGGCATGATCCAGTCTAGCCCAGAAGCGTTCGCTGCGGTGCTCCGACGCGATGCTGGCCCGACCATCGGGCTATGGGGCAGGGCGCTTGCTGAGTCTGGCATCCCTGAGTCGAAGGCTCGAGAAATCGCAGCCGCCGCCCACGGTGTCTTTACTGACGCCATGATCCGTGGCACGCGACGTGCCAACAAGTACCAGTTCTTCAGTTCCTACCGCTCATGGTTTGAGCGTTCGATCAACCATCCGTTCCTTGGAATCTACCCGTATTCGTACATGACGCAGAAGGCGATCCCGTGGATGCTCAAAATGATGTTCGCGCCAAAGATCGCTGGACACGTCCGACCTGGATTTGGGTACATCAATGCCATGCGCCTACAAGAGGCTCTAATCGTTGATGCAAACACAGACCGTGGGTTCATGACATCCGTCGCAGAGGCACGACCTTTGTGGTATGCTTTGAACATCATGGTTCCCGCGACGCCCACAAACCTGGGCTTCGCCGCTCCGTACTGGCTCCGCAAGGGCGTCCTTGAGCCAGCGCAGCGCAACCAGCCGCTCGACTTTGCCCAAATTTCCCAAATCCCTGAACTTATTGGCGAGACCGTCATTCGCGGTACCGTTCTTGGCCAGGGTGGCGCACTCCTTGGTGGAGTTGGTGCATTTGGAGATGCCGTCGAGAACGACCTAGAGGACATCCAGTTGGACGTCAATAGGTTCTTTAATCCGTAAATAAAGTCCCCGACACTGTGTTGGGGTGGGTTGTAGAAAAGGAGAAATGCTGTGGCTGAAGAAGTCGTGAACAGCACCGAAGTCCAGTCGCCTGAGGTAGCCCCCGAGGTTGCCACGACCACTGAGAACGAGGGTGACGTCACCACTTGGAAGAAGCGCCTAGCAGGTAAGGATCAGGCACTCACCGCGACCAAGAAGGAACTTGATGACCTCAAGTCCCAGGCTGCGGAACTCGCTCGCTGGAAGGCTGAGCAGGAACAGTCATCGATGACTGAGTTTGAGAAGGCGCAGGCGCGTATTCGAGAACTTGAATCGAAGGCTGCTGCTGTTGAGGCTGCGGCACGCGAGGAGCGCCTAGCAAAGGAGTTCCCACTCGCCCATCAGTTCCAGAAAGACACAAGCGGTCTGGATGAAGTCTCACGCATCGCTGCGCTTGAGCAATTTATCCGTGACGCTGCTGCCGTGTCCGCTGAACCTGTCGAGTCGGAGCCAGCGCCAGTGGATCCAAATAATGCGCGACGGGCAACCGCTGCGCCAATTGTCAAGCCCGATTCCAAGAGTATCAAAGAGAAACTCGCGGAACTGGGAAATCCATTCGCTGAGTAAAGGAGTAGCATAAATGGCTACCACAACGACCAGCACAACGAATTTCGCGGGACTCGTACAGGAACTTGTTTCTGCCCGAGCGCTCGAGGAACTTCGCGCACGTGCTGTACACGCGATGCCAGGGCTTTACGTCCCTGCTCGCTTCATTAAGGGCACGAACACCCTCCGCTACGCTCGTTACGCTGACCTCGCGGTCAACACGACGCCGCTTACGGAAGGCGCCCCACCTACTGACCAGGAACTGACGATTTCGTCCGAGTTCTTTACTGCTGTGCAGTACGGCGCGACGGTCGCAATCTCCGACCTGGCCAACATTGATTCGCCACATGACCTCGTCAGCATTGCTGCCGAGCGTGTAGCGTATCAGGCAGTTCGCTCGATGGACCAGATCGTCCGCGATAACATCCACAGCACCGCTGTTACGAGCGCTGTCTTTGGTGCTACCGCTTCGGGCACGCTGACCCAGAACGCCGCCAACAGTTCAGTTGCTGCTGCTGGCCTCCTGAACGGTGCCTTCGTCAAGCAGATCGTTGCTCGACTTAAGGGTGCCAACGTTCCTCAGTTCGCTGATGGCACGTATCGCGCAATCATCCATCCTTCACAGGAGTATGACTTGATTAGCGATACCGCTGTAAACGGCTGGATTGAGTCGCGCAAGTACGTGGACAACACCAACCTGCTCACGGGCGAGATTGGTATGTTCGCTGGCGTGCGCTTCATCGTGTCTTCGGACGCCAAGGTCTACGCGACCGCTGGCGCTTCGTCAGGCAACGTGTACGCCGCAACTTTCCTTGGTCCTGACGCCTACGCAATTGGCGACAGCCAGACCCTCCAGTCGTACTTCGTTGCGCCTGGTGGTGACCACACCGACCCACTCGCACAGAAGGCGTTGGTCGGTTACAAGATGCGCTTCGGCTCCCTCCTCCTAGACGAGGCAGGCGCTCGCTACCGCATCGTTAAGACCCAGGCTACGGTCGGAGTCTAATCGGCTAGGGCGCCGAAACCCCCGCCTGGTCCTATGGACTGGGCGGGGGAGCCCTGCTAGAATCAACGGAGAGGCCTGCCAGACGAGCAAGGAGCCTCGAAAAGGGTCAGGGTGGTACCTAGATACCCCCAGGGGGTCGAATATGCTGAAAGTCCTAGTTTGGGGACACGTCGAGGACGGTCCTTGCGCCTACTTCCGTGGGCACCAGTTCACCGAGGAACTCAAGAAACTCGGAGTCGAATACAGGGGTCTAAATAAAGTCAACTTCAACGTGAAGCCTGGCGGCGAAAAAATGCTAATGCCAGAGGCGTTCAACAAGGGCTTCATCGAATTTGATTCTACGGAAGTTGACTGGGCTGACGTCGTCGTCTTCCGCAGGTACTACAACACTACGCTTTGCTGCAAAGAAGAAACTTGTCCGTTTGTCACATTCTCATACCAAGAAGCCATTGACCACCCACACGGATGGAAAGAGCGCGATCTTATTACGCGGCTCCTCTGGCCAGCATTTAGATTTGCTGCCCACGACAAGGCAATTGTCTACGAAACTGACGACGACCATTTCAACATCAAGGACTGGAACGGATACAAGAAAGACGTTATTCCAGAACTGGTGATGATTGAGGAGATGGCCAAGCGTGCCGACTTGGTAACGACGTCAACGGATGTCATTGGCAATCGTTATTCGAGATTCAACGACAACATTAGGGTCATCCGCAACGCCATTGACCCAGAACTCTACAAGGCAACCACCGAACGCCCAGCGGGCGACAAGCCACGAATGGTGTACTACGGTAGCACCGCTCGCATCCGCGACTACGCTGGATACCCAGAAGGTCCACGCGGAAAGATTATCGGCGGATACGCTGGAAAGGCCGTAGAGGATCTCAAGAAAGAGATGACTCGCGTCTTCATTGGAACCAATCCTGGAACCGAACACTTTATTGCTCCCCTCTTCGACGAGCAGGTTCTCTACGTAGAGGGTATCGCTAAGTTCTGCGAGACGCTTGCAAACAGCCACCCAGACATCGGCATTGCGCCGCTTATGGGTGACGTCTTCGACCAAGCCAAGTCAGAACTTCACTGGCTGGAATACGCCATGGTTGGCGGTGCGTTCATCGGAGAACGAATGCGTAACGGTGGACCTTACGAGGTTGTTCGAGACGGAGTCGACGGACTCCTTGCCCGTGGTCGTGGCGAGTGGTACGAAGCGATGAAGAAACTAACACGCAGCAAGGATCTGCGAGAGCAACTGGCTGGGTCCGCACGAGAGCGAGTCCTCAAGGAATACCACTACAAGGATCGAGCAAAGGAATGGGCTGACGCCTTCAAATGGGCAGCCGAGAATAAAGGAAAAGGAGCCAAGATCGCATGAGCACCACATTTTCAAGCCTTCTCACCTCGCTGAGGCTGTCGCTCCGTGACCCTAACGGAACGACGTGGTCAGACGCCCAAATTGGCGAACTGATTAACCGTGGCATTGACGCCATCGGCGGCGTGTACCCAAGCGAGACCATCGACTCGGTTGCGTTTACGCAGCCAATCAACGGATCTGCGTTCACCGTTGCCCTAACTAACGTGTCCTGGCCAATCCGAGTGGACGTTTACGATAACGACTCAAAGTACCGAGAGACAGTTTACCCAGCAAACGGCGAAGGACCAGACTCTGGGTGGGAAATCCACGGTGGTGTCTTGTACCTGCCGACGCGTTACACCCTCGCTGTCGGTCAGGGAACCCTAAAGATCTTTGGCTACGGAGACTGGACGCAGATCAACACCGCACAGACAACCTCCATTACCAACCTGGACGTCACCGCTGCGAACGCAGTCAAGGTGTTCGTTGAGGCAGAATCACTGTCGATGCTTACGTTTGACCGAGCACAATTCCAGCAGTGGCAGGTGGGATCTGGCAACTCAGACGTCACCGCACTTGGCATGAACAACCTTGCCATGAGCGCCCAGCAGCGTTGGCGCCAGGAGAAGAATCGCATCCGCCGCTTCCGAAAGAACGGTTAACCATGGACTTTAGCAAAGCGATCCAGATCGCGACTGGCACTGCGACGAGCGCGTTCGTCAATCTTAACAGCATCACGGCTGCTCCGACAGTGGGTACGCCATTCTCTGGCTACCTAGTAGAAAACGTCTCGTACGCCAACGCTAATATTAGCGGCTTTACCGAAAGCCAGGCACAGCGAGACGGCTCTGAGGCGGACATCGCCTTGCTTGGTCCGCGTCAGATTCAGATGGTTGTCCAGGTGTACGGCTCCAGCCTAGCGGACTTCTACGACAAACTGAACGGCCTCAACGGGGCTATGCGCCCATACCCATCCTACGCCACATCCGACGACGGATTCCGAGAGTTGCGTTTCGTTCAACCAACCGCTATCACCACGTCCAACAATACTACTGGCCTGCTCAACTTGTTGATGAAAGTCAGACCAACGTCGCTCCCATCGTACCAGTTGAACAACGACATGGTTACACCACAAACAAGTGACCGAGGCGTCTCGACCCGCGCCTTGGTCACTTTATTTTCTAAAGACCCGCGTAGACTGTCGCAGGCTACTCGGACTTCCTCGCTCAACGTATCGGCTTCAACGTCGACGACTACCACTGTAACAAACGACGGAAACTACAACATCTACCCAGACGTAACATTTGTTAGTACAAGTGCCAGCACGCAGACGGCAACCATTAGGACAAGCCTGTTCACCACGTCGTTAGTGATCCCAGCAAATACGACTGTAAAAATTAATGGTGATGATCGCACGGTTACTGTAGGCAGCACTTTGCGCATGGACCTCGTCCTTGCCACGACGACCATCTTGCCGTACATGATTACGGGAAACACGACGGTAACGGTCTTGGCACTTACGTCCACTACGGTTTCTCTTGCATACAAGGAGGCTTGGCTTTGAGCGATCAAAAGAAGTTCCGAATTACCCTTTGGCAACTAGACACAAGTACGGGCTGGAGAGATTCTAGCGCCAAGGCCGTGGTCTACGATGCCATGTCCGTTGGTGTTCAAGAGAACGCTAACGATGTCGGATCTGCTTATTGGACGCTAAACAATGATCATCCCCAGATCAGCAAGTTTACCCCGTTGGAAACACACTACGAGATTTCCCGATGGTCGCTTGCACGCAGCCGCTGGGAGTTTGTCGCCGCTGGAATCTTAGACGATTACAACGTCACCGAATACCAAACAACGTTCAGCGGTATCGACTACATGGCTGTGATGAACCAGATCTTTACGCCACTCAGCAACATTACGTTTTCTTCCTCTACGCCGCTTAACCCAAACATTGCCACAATGTCTATCCCTACAGCGTTCAACCAGACTGACGGAACGATTGGAAAAGATAATATCAACGGCGCGGTTTACGATACAACTGGAAACGCCTATTACGATTACCTCGGAGATGCCAACATTAAGATTTCCTCTGCCAGCGTAGAGGCTTTTGCTCAAACAACAAAGACCATCGTTGCCGACTCAAAAACCGCAAGCGTCCTTACCCCCTATTTTAAGATTACGTATAGTGCCGTATGGATCGCCCCTACAACCACCGCGTTCCTCACCACACCGCAATGGCGATTTAGGATCAACGCTTCGCCCCCTGGTTCGGTGGATTCTGGGGTTCCCCCTATTGGCGAGTTTGGCAAGATGGCTGAGTTCAGCGTTCCAGCAGACGGATCAAGCGGTACATCAAAGTTTGCGGTGACAAACCGTGTCGTTGAGTTGTTTCCCTACGAGGCAAAGCAGGAACTTCGCACTGCGCTGATTGCACTTGGTGCCAGCACCGCGCTAATCGAAACAGCGATGCCAGACACGATTTCCGTAACTGGGGTCTCGGCAAGCAACTACACCACTGGAACCCTCACTGGTTGGGCGCTGCGTAAAGGGTTGACATACTCATTCCAAATCTACGGCGCTATCCACCGTACCGATTCTGGCGCGACGAGCAATGCTCAGGGGTATCCAATCTGGTATGGAACGCTTGCGGGTGTTCAAATGCCAGAGGTAACGCTTGGTCAGGGAACTGAGAACCTCTCGGTGATTGTCTCAAGGGTGTTTACCAACGCCCAAACAGCCAGCAACTTTTCTCGTATTCGGTACGCCACGCTTTCCGTTAGTGGATCGACGCAGACTACCCATATCACATATAGCGCTGGACAGCCTGTCGTTAACTACATCGGCGACCTCGCAGACATAGAGATGGGCGCAAAGACAGATGGAAGCAAGGTTGTCTTTGGAATTAACAAGCCAACTGGTGGCGCCACATATGCTGGTAATTTCAAGTTGAATATGTCTGTATCAAGCGCTGCCAGCACGGCCTTTGCCTTGCGTTACCCAGAGAACATCCGAGCCTTCTCGTTTACCCCTGGGTTTAGCAAGGTCCGCAACGACATCACGATCATTCCAACAGAACGGTACCTCAGCGGTGCCACGGTACAGGGATCAGAAGGGGCGCAGATTATCGGCGCCACGGCCTCGGACTCGGCAAGCCTGAACTTGTATGGACGATTGCCGCTCGTTGCGGCGCAAGGAGGATTCGTTAACGCAGAAGCGGCACAGAACCAAGCCACCCGCTTACTAAATTCGTACAAACCAGCCAACTCCAAGCAGGTGGGCCTTGCCGTCGTTGTTGACGGTGTTGACCTATGGAGCGGATGGGACGTGGGCGACTCGATTCGAGTCACGATCAATCGTGGCTTGGTGGACATCGACGAGCCGTTTGTGATCGCGGGCGTCCGCTGGTTTGGAGAATCGGACGGACACGAGCGCACGGAACTAGATCTAATCCAGGGGTCAGCATTCGCGGCAGCCTTCACTGCGCCGCCAAGTAGGTAGGAAAAACATGACCCAATCTCAGTTTAACACCTTGCTGGCTGCTGTAGACGGGCTTCGTGAGGAGATCTCTAATCGGCTTGATCATATCGAGCGCCGCCTACGCGCCGTCGAGGTCGACCAGGCCAAGGCGTCAGCCATCCGCGCAGTTGGTAGGGACACCGAGTTGGGTGTACAATGGAAACTGGGTATCTTGGTGTCTGCTGTAGGCATCATTGCCACCCTGATTGTGAGCCTGACCTCAGGTTCCTAGGAGATGAAAATGGGTCTTGAACAAGACATCCACGCCCTGCGTTCTGAGGGTTTCTCATTTTCCGCAATCGGCCAGCAACTTGGTTTGACCAAGGACCAGGCCCAGAAGCGATACCAGAAGTTCTTGCTTGCAAATCCCCTCCCCCATACCCCCTCCCCAGAGGGGGACGGGTTATTCAGTGGGGGTCAGGTTAAGAGTTCTACCCCC